AGTCATCGTTGAGTATATAATACTAATAACAAGATTTGCAGCAGATTTACCACTTTGATAATAATGCAGGAATTTTTCACAAGTACGCATTACGGCAGAATCTATTAAGGCTTGCTTTAATTCCTTATTTCCATCGGTTACAAAAGCTGAACCAGAAATCTCAATAGCACGCTGTAGAATAAACGCACCAAGTTCTTCTGTTAGATATCCTTGTTCTACAGATTTAAATGCTTCCTCCTCAATTAGAGCCTTGTCGTATCTCGGCATACTCTTCCTCTACTTTATTTAGTATGGTAACAATAATAGCAAGATAGTCAGAAAGCTCATCTGGTCTTATGCCAAGCTCAAATCCCAATCTAACCAATGTGACTGGCTCACCGAAGTATACCAACTCGTCAATGACTCTGTATATATCAAGTATGAGATTTGCTTCTGCATCTGTTAAATCTTCGTAATGTTCTTCAAACAACATATTAGTAGGACGAGCGCAACCTATCAGCTTTCTCTGGGTCAAGCTCTGCTATTAGTTCAATGTATTCCCTTTCTTTTCTGTAGGCATATTGAATCTCCTCTACTGTGGAGTCTATACCTATATTAGTAAACAGACTTGCCATCTCATAGAGGTATAGGTCAATCCTGTTTCTAATTAATTTACAAGTCTGATAGTTCTTCTGATTAATCATAACATCTTAATTTTACGATGAATGTGTCTTTCGGAAGGTCTTTGTCAATCTTGATGTTAAGCCTTTTGTAATACTTGTTACCATCGTCTTTAACCATACCCATACTAACGAGAGTATCCGAGAGAAATTTAGAAACGAGAATAACATTATCAACATCGTGCCGAGAATTGTAGCTAATATGAATTTCATAGCTTTCAAAAGTGAAGTAGTCAAACTTCTCAATCTCTTCCTTACATTTTTTAGAATACTCATCTTTATGTTTTTTACGAATAGCCCAATGCTTACCCGCGTAATAGGCGTTAAGACTTGGGGGTTTAGGTAAGTTAAGGTCTATCTCAATCATACGATTTGGATTTATCTATATGCAAAAACCCCACCACCTTGTCAACGAATTGTCGTTGGTTGAAGTGTGAGGTCTTCGGCATCCCTTTGGTTTCCCAAGAGGGTTCTTCAAGTGAAGCGAGGTTAAATGCGAATATGCCTTTAGGTGTTTGGCATATATATACTGGAATAGTATTGTGGCTTTCAGCTCTTGCGAGCAGCTTATCGTACTTGTATTTCTCTATGACTAAATCGTCATAATGCTTATTGCGACACTTTAGTTCTATGTCGCATTTGAGTTGTAAGGAGTAGCAATCGTGGTGTGAGTAATCCCCTTCCGACCAGTCAAGGTCGCTTATGTAATTTTGTTTTAGGTGTTCAAAGAGATTTTGCTCGTTATTCTTCCAACTCATTATTGTTATGTATGGCAATCTTTAACAGGATAAGGTATCCTATTAGGTCTTGCACGGTATCTTCGGTGGCATCGGTAATGCCCCTTGATTTGATACGCATAAGCTTATCATCTATACGAGCGCATAGACTATCCACAGCGTTTCCCTTTGAGAAGATACCTACGGGGTAAAGGGCTGAATCCCCGTAGGCAGCATTCTTCTCAAGGAGCAGGTCTGTTACCTCCTGCGATGTCTTTATAATTAAGTCTTTTGTACTAATCATTTGATACTAATATAGTTAATTATTTGGTAAGTTCTACCTCAAACTTATAAATTTTTTGTATACCCTTTGTTTCAATGACCATTCTACCGTTAGAAGGGTTAAGAAATATATAGTTCTCGGAATTACCAGTGTAGTCCGTTACATCCACTTTGAACTCCTTACCATTGATTAGCATCTTGTTCCATTCTAAAACTTCAACCTCCTTTGCGGAGGCTATGTTAAACTTTAGGTAGGCACGAATCATCTCGCACCAACTCTTTCTATATGCTTCTGACCAACTTTTCAAAATTCTAATTCCTCTTGTGAAGGTGTAGGCAATGCTACTTCTTCTGGTTCGTAATCGGGGTTCTGATATGCGTACACAGGATTGCCCTGCTTATCAACCTCATAGTATCTATTCTTAACCTTGTCGTAGTACATTGTTATCTTTCCTAACCTACCTACGATTTTAGGTTTAGCCTTAACAACTGTAATCTCAACTTGATTAGGTTCATAAGGTACGCCATCTAAATCCTCTAATCCAAATGGACAACGCCATATATTTATAACCATCATACCCTTACGGCTCCATTGCATACCACCTGCTATATCATTCATAGTAGGTTTATCTATATATGCTATACCACTACGATATTTAGGTTGTTGGTGTTTAGTGTGTACGGTAAGTAGTGTGTGATAATTGTTATCCGCACTATGCTTTCTGACTTTTGTAAGCACTTGACCAATAGCAATGTCATCACGAACACCTACGCTTATATCTGTTTTAATCTCTGTAAACGGGTCTATGAGACAGCCCTGTATCTTAACCCCAAAATCTTCTTCTATGTTTGTTACACAGTTGTAGAAACCTTCTACGGTAAGGTCTTGCAGACCACTATCTATAATATAGAAGTGTTCATTTATAAACTCAATAGCCCTTTGGCTCTCTTCATCTGTAGCCATAACCTTATCATTAACAAGGAACGGCTTACGCAGGTATACCCATAGGAACTCTGCGAATACTTCTGTTGGCGAACCTGTTTCTGGGGAGTATACAGCCCACTTCCAACCAGAGTATTGGGATAGGTTCATCATCATTTCAAATGCAAACTGCGACTTCCCTTGATGCGCTCCTGCATATATATAAGTGGTACTACCCAACTTCATTGAATACTTATCAAACAGAGAACTAAACCCTGTCCAAGCACCTTTTGTTACTCCGTTCTCGCGGAGTTCTGTTAGAGAATCTTTTAACTCTTCAGCCCTATAGATAAAATTTCTCGTTGTCATTCGCCAAATTCTTTAATGTAATCTTCTTCTTTATGTGAAAAGCTATTGCTTATTTCCTTACGATAGAACTCTTCTATGATATGGAAATCGTAAACGCTTTTACCTGTTGCTCCTACAAACGACATCATCTTTGCTATCATTTCTGGATTGCGATTGATATGCTCAAGAGATTTTGCTCTTGTAACAAATTGAAAGGGTCTGTCCTTTGTACCTTGATACATATTGGTGTATCCGTTACCACGCTTCTTCTTCCAAGCAAGGCGTACACCAACGTCATAAATCATTTGTCCTTCGTCACTCATATTACATTATTATTAATCTCAACCTTCTTTGATACTTGCGTATAAGTAAGGCAGAGTTGGTTAATTGATTCTGTAAGTCATCGTTCCATCCAAACCTACTGGCGTGAAGAGAGAGATTTACATTGTCTAACATAAGCATCTCCAAGTATTTCTCAACCTCGCGTATGTGTCTTCTCTTTCTGTTGTAGGACTTAATCATACTCAATACCATAATCTGTTAAGTCTCTTTCGCAAAGCTGAACTATGCGGTTGTACAATTCTGATTTGACCTTTGTCTTTTTAGCATTAGCTATTGCGTAACTGCGAATATCGCTGATTACCCTTTTGCTTCCGCTTGTTCTCTTTGACTTGTAGTTTGTTTTCATAGTTCTATAAATTTATATTTATTTGGGTCAGTCCTATACATTGTCTGTGTCCAATCCTTTCTACTGTCATATACATCTGCCTCAAACCAATGCTCATACATTGATGAAGGCACTACTATAGCGTGTGTTAGCTGTGTGTTCACCAAGAAGTAGGCACTCGGTTTAACCTCGTGTCTATCATATGATTTTTTAGCACAAACTATTATACTGCTCCAAGGTATTTCATCGTGAGAGGTGAAGTCAAAAGATTGGTGTTTAACCTCAATGATTTCTTTCTTACCATCTCGGTGCAGGATTATATCTCCCTCGTCTATGAAGTCTCTGTATTCTTTCTTGGAGCCTGCGATATGTAAAGCAGGTACAGTAACTGTCATCTTCTTGCTGTGCAGGTACATTGCTACACGCCAAACCGCAGCGTTAGACTTTCCCAGCTTATTCATATAATCGTCCCAAGCTTTATTTGTCATCCTTTCTCCATTTATAAATTAGGTAGCCGTTCCAAGCTAATACTATAAAACATCCTATGACATCCTCAAGTGTCATTCTGCATCTCCTATGTTATTGAGTGTACCACACTCACAGATATGCAACTGATTGATTCCTATCACGATTGGGATTTGCTTATCGCATCCCCCACAAAAATAGTTTTGTTTCATCTCTCTTTGGTGTTAAAGGTCGTGTTCTATGTTCTGTCTCTCAACATACCTGCGCCACATATTAGCAGCCCAAGCCTTTCTCTGCATCTTGTTAGGATACACCTTTCTTAACCTCGCATTTGCTATGCGTAGGAACTGATTCATCTTGTTCATAGCTTTCTCTCGTGTATTTGTTTCAACCAGTCTACCTTACTTGGTACATCGCCATGCATCATATGACATGGTCTACATACTGCCATAAGGTTCTCTATTCTGTCTTTGTCTTTAGCACCTCCTGATCCTCTGTTCTCGATGTGGTGTATGTCGTTGGCTCTTGCTCCGCAAACCTCACAAGGGATAAAGTCATCTAGCACA